CCGACCAACAATAGGACTAACCAAGGTTCAAGCCAAGGCCAACCTGAACTATTATCAGCATGTGAAGAAAACTCTTCTGGAAAACAACCCAGGCATGAAGGAATCAACGGCCCAGAAAAAAGCCCAGGAAGCAGCAGCGAAATACGCGGCCAAGCAGCATAGGCAAAGAGCTTTCACCATAGCAACAACAGAAATGGCATTCGCTTATAACAAGGGAGCTGACGAGGGAATAAAGCAAGCCCAGGAGCAGAACCTTATAGGCAAGGTCGTGAAGGTTTGGAGTACAGCTGCAGATGAAGGCGTGTGTTCTATCTGCGGAGCCTTGGATGGCGTCGAAGTGGAAATGGGCGCTGATTTTGATTTCAAAGGCAATGAATTATACAGCGGCCAGAAGGAAACACCACCGGCACATCCACGCTGCAGATGCGCGCTGCTTTATGTTGAAAAGGAGGTAGATAATATGGCCAAGTTCAGCGACCTGGTGAGCATAAAGAAAGACCAAACAAAGCCGGCCAAACCGGCAAAATCAACTCCAGGAGTGGTGAAAGGTCGCTTTAAGATCCAAAAATCAGACGACGACAAAATGCTGGCCTTTGGATGGGCCAATGTAGCGGTTACAGCCGGCGGCCAACAGATAGAGGACTACCATGAGGACATGATCGACACAGAAGAGCTGGAACAGGCCGCATATAAGTTCGTGGAGCTTTACCGGGAAGGCGGAGAGCAGCACGAGCGCGGAGGAGTGGCCGTGCTCATTGAAAGCATGGTATTCACCAAAGAAAAGATGCAGCTTCTGAACATCCCAGAAGGGACGCTGCCTGAAGGCTGGTGGATAGGCTTCAAGGTATTGGACCCGGACGTCTGGGATAAGGTCAAGGATGGCACATATCCTATGTTCAGCATTGAAGGAGAGGCCGTCCGGGAGGAAATCACCGAAGAGGAATAACAGAATAACGGTAAATCAAGAAACGGCGAGCAATCGTCGTTTTTTGTTTTATAAAAATCAAGCCGGGAAAGGAGGAGAGACGCGGAAATGGCATTCAAATTGAAGGACTTAAAAATCACCAAGGTGGATTTTGTAGAGGCTGGAGCAAACCCAGAGGCAAACATCCTGCTCTTTAAGAGCAAAGACGGTGCTCCGGGAGCAAAATCTTCCGAACCCCCTGCAGCGAAAGGAGGTGAGAAAAGCGAGAGCCCAGTCAAGAAGTTTTTCTCTGCTATAGCAAAGGCTCTGGGAATAGCCGAAGACGATCACGTAGGCGAGGCAATCGAAGAAATAGCCAAAGGCTACGAAGCAGCCACATTCGGAGAAAAGATGGATGAGCAGAAGCGCAGGAGAGTAACCAGTGAAATTTGGGACGTTTGCTACGCCCTGGAGGAAAGCCTGTGCTCCATCATCTGCGACGACGAGGTGCCGGAAGATGAAAAGCCCGGCATGATGGAGCAAAGCCTGAACGAGTTCGCAGAGGCTGTGAAAGAGCTGATCCCAACATGGGCGCAGGGAAAAACCACAAACAAAATTGCTAAAAATGAGCAGTCCATCACACCCGTTAGGCTTGAATTAGCCAAGGCGGCCAAGGAAAAACTGGAGGCTATCATAGCCAAAGCTGAAAAGGATCCGGATACTGATCCGGAGACAGATCCTGAAGACACGTCCATTCAGGACGGATGCAAAAAACCAAAACAAAAAAAATCGAAAGGAGACGTAGAGGACATGAAAATCGATAAGAGCAAACTGACACCTGAAGAGCTTGCAGCGCTCGAAGCAATCGAGAAGAAAGCCGGCATTCCGGACGAGCCTGCAAATGAACCAAATCCCGTACCTGCTGCAACTGATGTAAACAAGAGCGAAGGACAGACTGGGGATAACCAAAACACCGGAGAAGAAGAGGACATCTACAAAGGACTTCATCCTGTAGTAAAGGCAGAACTCGAAAGACTTCGCAAGGCAGCAGATCAGGCCGAGGAAAGAGAGCTGGCCGAGGTAGCAAAGAAATATGAGATCATCGGCAAGAAAACCGAGGAGCTCATACCTCTCTTTAAGAGCCTGAAGAAAGCCGGCGGCAATGCCTATGAACAGATGATTGCTGTACTTGACGCCAGCGTAGAAGCTGTAGAAAAGTCCGGGATCTTCACCGAGATAGGCAAAAAAGGCAGCAATGGCGATATTGACGCATGGACAGCCATTGAAAAGCACGCCGACGAGATCCAAAAGTCCATGCCTAATTTAACGAGAGCTCAAGCGATCGATAAGGCATGTGAAATGCACCCTGAACTCGTACATGAGTACGAGAATAAAAGATAA